TGCGGATCATCACACTCCTGAATACCTCCCCCGGCCGGTGCCTATCCGGACGGGAGATAAATTAACGTTCATGATACCATAAAATGCCCGGCGCGTCAACGGCTTTTCTCCTCCGTGACGGCGAGTGTGAGGAGTAGTATTAAGTTGCAAGGTTCAAATGAGCCTTCGCAACTTATTTTTTTTACCACGGAGGACCCTAAAAATGAAGAAAATGACTATTAGAAAAATGCTTGAAAGAATCGTCGTCGCAACTAACAAACGCAGAGCGAAGAATATAGTTCTGGTCAGCACCGACGGCGAAATCGTGGAAGCGGAATTCGCTGTGGACCTGATCCGAACACTGACAGACTGGAATATCCTGTGGGAAGTAACCGTCATTTCTGAAAAGTTTTACGAAGACCGTTTCGTCGTAATCTTCGACCCAAACATTAAACAGGTCAACGGCGATCCTGACAAGGGCGATACGTGGTTATAAGGCCGCAAGCAGAAAGGAGCGTGAGAACGTGGCAGTTTATAAGTCTATCACCTTCGACAACAGAAAGAAAATCGCGGCCCTGTACGCGAAAGGAATGTCCATTTCCGACATTTCTGACGAAGTGGGCGTCGCCCTTCGAACACTGTATGTCGAACTGAAACGCGGCGCGACTGGGAAACTGGATCAGAACCAGCGACCGGCCTATGATCCGGTACTGGCACAAAGAACCTACCAGGAAAACATTCGCCGTCGCGGCAGTGGTCCGAAAAGAAAGGAGGTCAAGAAATGACACCGGACAGAGCAACCAGGCGGAAACGACGCCGAATCCGTCTGGCGATCAGAAGGACGTCAGCCCTGGCGGCGGCTATTGCCTTCTTCTTTGCCTGGGGAACGATCGGCGCCATAGAAACCGACGCGGTGTCCCTGGTAGAAGGAACGGTCAGAACCTTCGGCCTTCTGTTCATTGGAACCGGCTTCGCCTTTGTAGGTGGCGCCTTCCGAAATCCTACGGAAAGGAGGTCAAAACATGAAGTACACCGCGACACTGTCGGCCGTCCAGGTCGGACAAGCCGTCAAAAGTCTTCTTCTGCTTGGTGAACGCAAGATCACCATTGAAGAAACAGAAAAAGACCGTTTCGTCGTCACCACAACAACCGAAACGGCCCTTTCAAAAAAGTCTACGAACAGTATATCACGAAAAGGAGTGAAAAACAATGGCTAAACTGAATTTTTATGACACCGACGCCGTGAAGGCGTTCGTCCTGGATATTTTAATCGAAAACGCTGAACTGAAAAGCGATCTGGACTATGAAAAGAAGTGTTCGAACGACTGGTTCGACCGCTACAAGAAAGCCGATCAGCAAGTGAAAGACCTTGAAGCGAAGGTCGCTACCCTGGAAGGAGGTTCCGAAAATGAATAACACCCTGTACGAAATCACTGACAAGTATTTGAAGGTCCTTGACAACCTGGAAATCGACGAAGAAACCGGCGAAATCCTGAACGCCGAAGAACTGGACGAACTGTCCGGAGCCTTCGAAGAAAAAAGCGAAGCTGTCGCTTGCTACATCAAGAATTCCGAAGTCTTTATCGGCGACCTGAAAGCCGAAGAAGCCAACCTGGCAAAGCGCCGCAAGCAGACCGAAAAGCGAATCGACTATTTGAAGAATGTCCTGACCGCGTGTCTGGACGCCGCCGGCCGTGACAAGGTCGAAACCACAAAGGTTCGCGTTTCCTTCCGAAAGTCTGTGGCCGTAAGCATTGACGACGAAAAAGCCCTTCCGGCTGACTTCGTTGTTGAAACCGTTACAACGAAACCGGACAAGACCGCGATCAAGAAGGCGATCCAGTCCGGCCAGGAAGTGTCCGGCGCTTCCCTTGTGGAGAACCGAAACCTTCAAATCAAATAAGGAGGAACCGCAATGAAAGAACTTTCGATTCCCCTTCTTACCGAACAAGACATTGACTGTCGCGTTCAGTCGGTCAGCAAAGCAAAGACCGGCCGCGTCGGCGCCGTCCTTCTGCTTTACAAGGACGCGCGCGTCGATATGCGAATCCTGGACCAGGTCTTCGGGCCTGGCAACTGGCAGAGAACCCACGAAGTAATCAACGGAAACCTGTTCTGTAATATCGACATCTGGGACGACGAAAAAAAGACCTGGGTCAGAAAACAGGACGTCGGAACAGAGAGCAACACCGAAAAGGAAAAAGGCCAGGCGTCCGACAGCTTCAAACGTGCCGGCTTCAACGTCGGGATCGGCCGCGAACTTTATACAGGCCCTTTCATTTATGTCGAACTGGCTGACGGTGAATTCTATCCCGAACGCCAGGGTCAGAAGGAAGTCTTCAAGTGCTACGCCAGTACGAAGTTCAAAGTATCGAAGATCGCCTATAACGAACGCCGCGAAATCTGTGACCTGGTAATCGTCGACCGGAACAATAAAGTCCGCTTCAATATGAACGGACACGCACCGGCGCCACAAGCCACACAGAGCGCCACGAACGGGCAGAACGCCCAGGGTGGACAATCTACCAACCAACAGCAAAGAACCGCACCACAACCGCAAAACAGCGCCCAGACAGGCGGCGCCGCGTGTCCCGTGTGCGGCGGCCCTATCAGCGAAGCTGAACGCCGCTATTCCATGAACAAATTCGGCCGTGAAATGTGCCGCGCCTGTCAGAAAAACGCGTGAAAGGTGGTGTCATAAATGCCCAGCCGCATTTTGAAAGAATCAATATGTACGTCGGAAAGTCTGGCGTACTTATCGGCGGAAGCCGAAGTCCTGTTCTATCGTCTGATCGTAAAAGCGGACGACTTCGGCCTGTACTACGGAAGCCCGAAAATCCTTGCTTCCCTTCTCTTTCCGCTGAACGTACCGACCGAAAAGAAGGTGTCTTCCTGGCTGGCTGAACTTGTGAACGGTGGCCTTGTGGCTACATACAGAGCCGAAGACGGTCGGCAATACCTGAAACTTCTGTCCTGGGACAAACACCAGAACAGGCGCGCAACAAAACCCAAATACCCACTACCGCAAGAATTTGATAACACTTGCAGTCAAGGGGTATCAAGTGACAATTCTGACACTTGCGCGCAAATGCAAGCAGATTCTTCCGTAAACGTAAACGAAAACGTATTCGAAAACGTAAACGAGAAACGAAAACGAGCATCGGCGCAACGCGGCGCCGGAGTGGACGACACTTTTGACCAGTTCTGGTCAGTCTATCCACGAAAAGTCGGCAAGAAAGACGCCGTGAAGGTCTGGAATCAAATTCGCCCTAACACAGACTTGACAAACAAGATTGTCCAGGGTGTGGAACGCTGGAAGTGTTCTGAACAGTGGACAAAGGACGACGGCCGCTTTATTCCATATCCGGCGACATTCCTTCGCGGTGAACGCTGGAACGAATATGACCGCGCCGAAGTCATACCGTCCCCGAAGCCGGCCACCGTCAAGAACTACGACGACGGCGAAGACTTCCTGGACGGCGGTGAATAATCATGGCCGACAATATCTGGACGGCCACTGTCGAAGGTATCGCCGCCAGAGGTAGGGCGAACAATGGCGCCGAAGGCGACTACCGCGACGAAGAAGGCTTCCTGTGCTGTGGCAAATGCCACACCAGGAAAGAAGGCGACATCACGATCGGCGAAAAAACGCTTCGCGTTCCGCACCTGTGCAAGTGCGAATCAGAAGCCAGCCGCCAACGTGAAGCCGAAGAAAAGGCCGCCGAATTCCGGAAGCAATGCGAACGGCTTCGCAAAGACGGGATCACTGATCCGTCGTACCTGTCCCAGAACTTCACCCAGGACGACAACCGCAACGCCAGAATTTCCGACGTGTGCCGCCGCTATGTGGAACACTGGCCGGAAATGAAGGCTGACAATATCGGAATCCTGTTTTATGGCGGCGTCGGGACTGGAAAGTCATTCCTGGCCTGTTGCATAGCAAACGCCTTGATCGACAAACAGGTCCGCGCCAGCGTGACGAACTTTCCCCGAATCCTGAACAAACTTCAAGGCTTCGGCGAAGATAAACAGGAATTCCTGGACAAGCTGTCCCGATATGACCTTCTTGTCATCGACGACCTGGGCGTCGAAAGGGACACGTCCTATTCCGTGGAACAGGTCTTCAACGTCATAGACGCCAGAAGCCGCACCGGAAAGCCCTTGATCGTCACGACAAACCTTTCCCTGGCCGACCTTCAAAACCCGTCGTCCCTGGGATATGCCCGAATTTATGACCGAATTCTGGAAATGTGTCCGATCAGGCTGAAACTGGCCGGCGATTCCAGAAGAACCCAGAACGCACAAGAACGCCGCGACAAGGCGAAGCGCCTTCTGGGGCTTGAAAGGACGTGACAGAGTGAAACACTATAAACTGACAATCCCTGGCCTTCTGCCAGGACTGAACGAATATGTGGACGCTGAACGCGGCGCCAAAGGCAAATACAAGGCCGCCGCCATGAAGAAACAAGCTGAAAACGTAATCGGCTATATGATCAAAACCCAGCTTCGCGGCGTCCGATTCACCCGTCCCGTGGTGATACATTACACCTGGATCGAACCGAACCGCCGGAGAGATAAAGACAATATCGCTTTTGCGAAGAAGTTCATTCAGGACAGCCTTGTCCACGCCGGCGTTCTTCAAAATGACGGCTGGAAACACATTGAACACTTTACCGACGACTTCGCTGTGGACCCGAAGAACCCCCGTGTCGAAGTCGTGATCGAAGAATTTGAAGGAGGAAACAAAAAATGACTGTACGCGCAAAACTGAAAGACCTTGCACCTGGAACCGTATTCAACGCCGGACCGATCGACGTCCGCGTCCTGGAACACTTCGCCGACGGAAGAACCCTTCTGATCGCCGATACCTGTATCGCTGACCGCCACTTCGCGGATCAGCCGTTCAAGACCAGACCGGAAAAGCCGGCCGCAAATCCGAACGACTGGCGCTTTTCAAACCTGAATCGTGAACTGAACACGGAATTCCTGACCACATTCGACCAGGCCGAAGGGCCTATCCGTTCAAAGGACATCTTGACGGCCGACTGGTCCCTGGCTGACCATGAAGGCGGCGAAGGTTACGGAATTATTCAGGCGAAGATCGCGCTTCTGACGCAAACCATGTATGAGAAATACGCCGATCAGGACCTTCTTGAACTTGACGACTGGTGGTGGTTGATCACCCCGTACGCCAGCGACGCGGACTCTGCGCGCCGTGTCAACACGGACGGCAGTCTGAGCAACAGCGGCGCGTACTTTGGCTACCTTGGCGTTCGGCCGGCTTTCTTCGTGGAATCTGGGATCACGTTATCCGTGGAGCCTGACCAGGTTGAACTTTCCACTTCCGCTCTGTTGGCCGAATTCACTTCGAAACAGCTTGTCGAAGAAGTCCTTCGCAGAATCGCCGAAGGTCAGGAAGACGGTGACGACAATGAAGAAGACGACTTTTAAGCAATGCGCCGCCGGCGACGTCTTCGAACATCAGGGGCAAGCCCTGATCAAAACGACGAAGCCGAACACAGCGGTCAACCTGAACAGTGGCGCCTTCGCGCACTTTCACGACGGTTCCCTGGTGGACAGAAGCGACCTTGTCCTGATCCACCAGGCGGACCTTCCGTCCGAAATGCCGGACAGCCTGAAAGGAGGTCGAAACAATGGATAACAAATCCGCCCTTCAACTGGAAGTCGAAAAAGAAATGGGCTTCGAAATCGACGAAGACCTGTTCGCATACTTAGAGCATTACGCCAGAAGAAAACTGGAAGTCGCCAACAAAAGCGCCGGCCGCGCCTGGGGCGAAGACGGCTACGGCGACAAATACCTTTCACTTCTGATCCCTGACGTGATCCGCGAAATGGCCTTTTCCGCTTACTGTGACAAACGGTCAGCGGAAAACCTGGCCGCCAGAAAGGCGGTGTCGTAATGAAAAACGAAAACGCCATAATGGACCGCATAAAAGCCAGGATCGCATATCACGCCAACGAACACCGGCACACATACGAAATCGGAAAAGGCGTCATGGACTTCCTGGCGCGCGACCTTCTGGCCGATTTTAAGGCCGCCGGCGGTTTACTTCCGCCGGTAGCCCTGGACGGTGACGTCTATGTCATATACCGCCGAAAGCCGGTGAAAGCAAAGGTCATTTTTATCGGAATCAACGCCGACAGACTTTTCTTCTTCAACGTGCTTCGCGGAAATATAAAGGCAAACTTCCAGACGTACCAGTTCACCGAAAACGACATAGGCCGAAGCGCATTCCTTACCCTGGAAGAAGCCGAAAAGGCGGTGTCACGATGAAAAACGAAACACAAGAAGCAGCAGAAAAGGCGGTGATCTAAATGAAAGAATTAACTGTATTATCTTTATTCGACGGTATCGCTTGCGGCCGCGTGGCACTTGAACGCGCCGGAATACCTGTAAAACGGTATATCGCAAGCGAAATCGAACCAAACGCAATCAAAGTCGCCATGTCGAACTATCCTGACATAGAACAAATCGGCGACGTAACGAAAATCGACGTCAACAGTCTTCCGGAAATTGATATTCTGATCGGCGGAAGCCCTTGTCAGGGATTCTCTGTAATGGGAAAGCAACAAAACTTTGAAGACCCACGAAGTCGTCTGTTCTGGGAATATGTAAAAATCCTGAAATCAACAAAGCCGAAATATTTTCTGCTTGAAAACGTGAAAATGAAACAGGAATATTCCGACATCATAACCGAAGCCCTGGGCGTCGAACCGCGAATCATCAATTCACGCCTTGTCAGCGGGCAAAACCGCGTAAGAGCATATTGGACAAATCTTGACGTCGGCGAAATAGTAGACAAGAACATCAGCTTCCAGGATATTCTTGAAAGCGGATACACAAACCGCGATAAAAGCCTGTGTCTGCTTGAAAGCGAAAATCGCCTGTGTATTTCTTCCGCTGATCTGTATCGAAGAAACAAGACGAAATCACAGGGAAATATAGTCTTCTTTTCAAGGGACTTTGACCCTGAAAAAGGCGTACGAATGTTGACGCAATACGAAGTTGAAAGGCTTCAAACACTTCCGAACGGCTATACGCGCGCAGTGAACAGAAATATCGCGGCCGGCTTATGTGGTAACGGTTGGACAGTCGACGTAATCGCACATATCCTTTCAGCCATACCGAAAGAAGGTAACGCCAAATGAACAAACTGAAAAGGTTCAAGATCGGACTGTTTACAATCACCCTGGGAATGGTCCTGGTGGGCGCATCCTTCGCCCTGGCTGACGATAAAGCAGTCGCCGAAGGAATTATCCCACCGAAAGAATTAAACGAAACCACGGCCATTCTGGCGCCGTCTGTGGCCATTGCAGAAAATGAACCAACCACACAACCGGAAGAATGGATCGACGCCGTGGCGACGGCTTACTGTCCTTGTGAAATATGCTGTGGAAAATGGGCGCTGAACCGCCCTGACGGTATCGTCTACACGGCCAGCGGAGCCATAGCCGAAGAAGACGTCACAATCGCGGCCGACTGGTCCGTCTATTCGCCAGGAACTATCCTTTACATAGAAGGCATAGGCGAACGGACTGTCCAGGATCGCGGCGGAGCCATAAGCGGCCAGAAGATCGACGTATTCTTCAATAGTCACGAAGACGCCCTTCGCTTCGGCCGCCAGGAAGTCCGAATCAAAGTTATTTCTGATGCAGAGAGGTAAAACGATATGGAAATCAAAACACTTGTAGCGAAAGCACATGAAAACGCCGTGAAACAGCGATCGCACTGATTCACAGCGAACTTTCCGAAGCCCTGGAAGAAGAACGCAACGGGAACCCCGACGTCTGGTTCGCTTGTAACGAAAGCGAAAACTTTATTTGCACCCCACAAGACGAAACCGAATGTCTTATGTACGGCAAAGAAAGCCTTTGCAAGTACAGAAGTAGAAAGCCCGAAGGCGTGGCCGTCGAACTGGCTGACGCGGTGATCCGGATCGCGGACCTTTGCGGACACCTGGGAATCGACCTGGAAGAAGTAATCGAAATCAAAATGGCCTACAACGAAGGCCGCCCGTACAAGCACGGAAAGAAATTCTGATCCCGAAGGGAGGAAACACAATGAATCAGTGTCAACTTATGGGGCGCCTGGTACGCGACCCCGAACTGAAATACACGCCACAAGGAACGGCCGTCACGTCGTTCACCCTGGCCGTCGACCGCCGCTTCAATCGCGACAAGGCCGACTATATCAATATTATCGCGTGGCGCCAGACTGCCGAATTCGTCGCGAAGCACTTCGCCAAAGGCCAGCGCGTCGCAATCGTCGGAAGCATACAGACCCGATCCTGGGAAGATAACGACGGCGGAAAACACAAGGCCGTCGAAATCGTCGCCGATTCTGTCTATTTTGCGGACGCCAAAAAGGAAAGCGCCGCCGGAAGCTACGCCGAAAGCGCCATGACGTCCGAAGGCTTCGAAGTGACCGACGAAGATATTCCGTTCTGAAAATAGACTGGGGAAAGGCGGTGAAGATACATGGACAAACCCAAAGAAAGCAAAGTCAGAACAAGGGTCATGGAAATCCTTCGGAACCATGATCAGGAAGCGCGTGTCATAGAAGCACAGATCGCCGCCGAAAAGGAAGCCCTGGAAGCCGACCTGGAATTCATTCTTGAATCGGCTTACCCGTCCAGTCAGTTATCCGACGCCGGCGTCCGCGTCCAGTCTTCACCTGACCCAGACGGAAGACTGGTTCGCATGGTCGACAAGCGCGACCGAAGAAGACAAAGAGCAAACGAAGCGATCGGCAACCTGGAACGCCAACTTCAACAGATCACAGAGGTTCAAAACCTGGTCTATGCCCTTGACACCCGTTCGAAATGCGTCCTTCTTGCCCTGTACTACCCTTACAGGTCATACGACGAAGCGGCCGAATTCCTTCAAGTCGAAAGGACAACCGTCTATCGACAAAGAGAAATCGCCCTGAACCGGCTTTTCGCCAGGGTCGAACGGTCAAAAGCCTTCCGCGAATAAAAATTTATGCAACTATGTGCAACTGTTTGCAACTACTTGCAACTATACGCAACTGTCAACGGGAAAAATATATGGTATAATAAAAACAGACGAACCCCGAACCCTTGATTTTTCAGGGGTTCGGGGTTTTCTTGTTACTAATGTGTGCATAGTTCAGCGTTCAGCGGCCTAAAATGTTCACAGGTTTGAACCCTATGGAATCAGTTCCACGGTGGCCTTCAGTTCGCCCAAAGTCTTGTGATTATAGACCCGGTTTCCCGTGTCCTTGGACACATGACCCATGAGCAAATCAATACATTTCCGGTTGGCCCCGGCGCTATCCAATTTGGTTTCAAAGGTGTGGCGGCATTCGTGCGGGGTATGGTTCAGCTTCAGGGCTTTCATAATATCCGCCCAAAATATCCGGTATTGGGTTTGGTTGCAAACTTTCCCGTTGTAGCTGATCAGCCGGGGGCCACCTTCGGCAAGCCGCCGTTCAATCAAGGGCCTGATCTTTGGATGGATGGGAACAATGCGGTTCTTACCGGCTTTCGTTTTGGTGCCGCCCTTCATCGTGCCTTCCTTCAAGTCTATATCTTCAGGTTTCAGGTTCAGAAATTCAGAGATACGCCACCCGGAATATAGCAAGATCAAAACTGTATCAACCCAAGGATCAGACTGATGTTCCCACACCGTTTTGATTTCATCGTTGGTGAACGGAAGGCGGCTGGTGGGCGGTATTGGATCAGAAGTCAGAAGTTCGGAGAAGCACCGGTTTATTATATCCATTTCAAGGGCGAACCGGTCAAGGTGGCCCCACAGGTTCTTGATGGCCGCTTGGGTGCTATACCCTTTCCCACAACCATCAATGGTTTCTTGCATTTGGTAGGATCGCAGTTGTTTATAAGGCTTGTTCACATACGCTGAACAATGCTTGAACGCTGAACAGAGGGAAGAACGGTTGGATTCCCCCAGCTTCGGGGCCTTCTTTTCTTTCCAGAGGTCAAAAAGCTGTTGAAGGGTGATCTTGGCCCGGTCAACATCCCAAGGATCACGGTTGTATTCAGCAAGCATGATGTTCCCGGCTTCACGGGTTTCAGCATAGCCGATAATGTCATAGATGGGGTGGCCTTTGTCATTCCAACCTATGGTTTTCTTCACAATATATGGGCGGCGGCGTTGGCCTGATAGCTTTGCAACCGTTCCATACCCGTTTGGATTTCGCATTATATCACCTGAACTTTCAAAATTGGGTATGGCAAAGCTAAACCCCATGTGATATAATGTTCAAAGGCGTTTGAAACATTAACTTCAAAAGGGTTTGTTTCGCCTGACCGCTTCCGGTGTGCAAGACCGGGGGCGGTCATTTTTTTTTTGCATTTGTTCCATATCCGTTCCGCTTAAAATCCTTGCGGGGTGCGGCTTTGAGAGAATGGAACACTTGGAACGGATATTATATTACTTCAAAGAGTAGATAAAAAAATATATAAAAGAAAAAAAGTATATAGAGAACCGGCGCTTTATCTGTTCCACCTGTTCCAAAGCCTTGATTTTCCTGTGTTTTCAGGGATTGGACGGCGGAACGGATGTGGACAGATCGAGTTTGGCAAGTTCACCTTTGACCTGTTCCAGAACTTCAGGATATTCAGAATCAGGGTTCATGGAATATTGATCTTCGTATTCTTTCAGGGTGTTCAGATACCGGTTCCAATGGGTGGCTTTGGCCTTTGCGGTTTTCAGTTCATCAATCTTGGCTTTCTGATCAGAATAGGAATCTAACAAAACCCGTTCTTTCTGACTATCAGCCGCCTTGAAGAAAGAAGCTGGAAGATCAGATGTGTAAGGGATGATCCCGGCCTTGGCCGCTTGATCCACCGTCAGGGCTATTTGCATACCATATTCATAGCGGGAAAAGAATGTTTCAAGGTTCTTCGTCTTTTCAAAGATGTTCAAACAATCTTGAACAATCCGCACATGGTTTTTGGCTTCTGCTACGGTGTAGGCCCCCGGCATGGATTTAATAGCCCGTTCCGGGTTCAGATTGGAATGAACCTGAACGGCGGGTTCTGTTTTGGGTGGGGCCTTCTGTTTTGGCTTTCTTTTTCGCAGAAGTAGGAACAGGAAGAACCCCATAATGACATCCATTATGATGAACACGGGGCGGAGTTCTGGCGCTTCTGTAAAAAACATGATTGTGTAGACGATAAACCCGAAACTGAAAAAGAAGATTCCAAAGCCTTTCAAGAACTTCTTCACCGAATCACCTTCTATCTAATATCGCTTTGGAAGGCTACGGCTTTTCCAAGAATTCTGATATGGTTCAGTTCTTCACCGGTATAAATCAAATCTTCATATTTAGAGTTTTCGGCCTTCAGAATCAGCAAGTTCTTTTCAGGATAATAGTTCACCCGCTTCAAAGTAGCTTCATCATCAATGATAACGGCGGCAATTTCACCATCATCAACCATATCCTGTTGCTGGATGAACACAATATCACCATCATAGATTCTGGCCCCAATCATGGAATCACCCCTTGCCCGTAAGCAAAAGTCAGCCTGAATACCGGCCCCAGCTTCCACATATAGTTCCTTTTCTTCGTTGGCAACAATGGGTTTGCCACAAGCAATATCCCCCAACAGCGGGAAACGCTTGGTTTCAATGGGAAAAAGATTATCAAAGAACTTCAGTTTTTCAGCGTCAAGTTTCTGATTTGGTTCATTCCATCCCATGATATAGGCCGGTGTAGTATCTAATGCGTCAGCAATAGCCTTGATTTTAGATTGAGTAAGGTTACGCTGATCAAGTTCAATCTTATTTATTGAAGAACGGGATTTGTACCCTAATCTTTTACCAAGTTCATCTTGGGATAAACCAAGTTCTTCCCGGCGATTGCGAATTCTGCTTCCTATTGTGGACAAGTGAATGACCCCCTTTCTGTTACTAATTATACGGCGCTGTTGGCGGCTTGTCAACATATTTTTAGCTTTTTCAAAAAAGGTGTTGACATTCTTCCTACATCGTGGTAGTATGTGAGTGTAGACAAGATGCCTACCGATTTTGAAGAAAGGGGTGATTGCCGTATGACCAACACAGAGCTGTTGCGTGAGAAGATCGACCAGTCCGGTTATAAACTTCGGTTTATTGCCAAGAAGATTGGAATTACCTATCAGGGCCTTTTGAATAAGATCAATAACCGTAGTGAATTTCGGGCCAATGAGATTCAGGCTTTGTATGATCTTCTTGGCCTGACGGAAGAAGAACGAGTGGCGATTTTTTTTGCCTGTTAAGTAGGCAAAAAGTCTACAAATGGAGTAAGAACTATGAATGAAGTCAGTTTGAAACCGGTCATTGATGAACTTGAAACCTTGTTTTCAAAGTTCAACAAAGCCTTCTTTGAAGGGAAGCTGGAAAAGCCTGTGATCACCGTTTCCCCGGATCATACCCGTGGGGCCTATGGGTGGTGTACCGGTTGGAAGGCGTGGCAAGACGGCACCAAGGAAGGCGGCTATTACGAAATCAACCTGTGCGCCGAATACCTGAACCGCCCCTTTGAAGAAACCTGTGGAACCTTGCTTCACGAAATGGTTCACCTTCAGAACCTTCAGGACAATGTTCAAGACACTTCCCGTTCTGGTTCCTACCACAACCGGAAGTTCAAGGAAACCGCTGAAGCCCACGGGCTGACCGTGGAGAAAGGCGAAAAGTACGGATGGCACAAAACCACCCTGAACCCGCAAGCTGAAGCCTTCGTGAAATCCCTTGGCAAATCCGGGTTCTGTCTGGTTCGGCCCCGTACCAATCCGCTGAAGGGTTCCCGAAAGGGGGGGGGGATCAAGTTCCCGCAAGTATGTTTGCCCCTGCTGCGGAACCATCATCCGGGCCACCAAGGAAGTTCATGTTCTCTGTGGAGAATGTGAAGTGGCCTTTGAAGAACAAGAGTGATAACCCAATAAAGCTGTTTGAAAGGAGTACGCACAATGACCACCTTTGCAGAGCGTTTGAAAAACGCTATGGAACAGGCCAATATGAGCCAATCCGCCCTGTCTGAACAGGCCGGGGCTTCCAAGGCCGCTATCAGCCAATACCTTTCCGGGAAGAACACCCCCGGCCCTGACCGTATCAAGGCCCTTGCCGATGCAACCGGCGTTTCCTTTGATTACCTGATGGGTTATGGAGCCGCCCCGGTTGCTGAACCGCCCATTAAGAAGATCAGCGTGAAGGAAGCCGCCCGGTGCATGGGAAAATCTGATCAGTTCGTCAGAATCGGCCTTCAGCGTGGCCTTCTTCCCTTCGGGAACGCTGTTCCCGGAACCGGCGCTTGCTGGAATTACTACATCAACCCCACCAAGTTCCGTGATTATGTGGGCGCTGATCAGTTCAATTCCTTCTTCGGCCTTACGGCCTGATTTTTAGAAAAGGAGTAAAGCAATGAAAACCAGATTTGATGGAACCTTGTGGATCGGAGCCGGTGGACAGGCTTTCCGCCCCGCAGAAATGGGAACCGATCACCTGTTGAACACAGTGAAGATGCTGAAGAACCGCCCCGGCGTGGTGGTATCTATGGTGGTTCGTGACATTGAAGCCACCCCTGACTGTTGCCCTTTTGATCCCTTCGGTGGCGGTCATTCCGAGTTGGTGAAACAGTCCTTGTTCAACATCACTTCCCTTTCCCCGGAACAGGTGAGTGATTACGCCTTGAACAGCCCCTTGGGAATGGCTATGAAGGTCGAACTTCTTTCCCGTGGTGTGAATGTGGAAAATTACCTTTCCATGATTGAAGGGCCTGAAACCCTATGATCACGCTGTTCCAGCACCAACAACAGGCCCTTGATGAAACCGAGGGAAAAAACCGGGTGGCCTATTACCTTGATATGGGCCTTGGGAAAACCTTTGTTGGTTCCGAAAAAATGATGAAGCTGAACAAGCGGATCAATCTGGTGGTGTGCCAATGTTCAAAAGTTCAAGACTGGATTGAACATTTTCAAGACCACTACACCCGGAATTGTGTGTTCGACCTGACCAATCCCAAAACCTTCAAATGGTTCTTTGAACAGGTTCAGCATGAAGTTCCAACCCTGATGATTGGCGTGATCAACTACGAACTGACCTTCAGGCGGAATGTGCTGAAAACCCTGACCGGCTTCACGCTGATGTTGGATGAAAGTTCCCTGATCCAGAACGAGAACGCCAAACGGTCAAAGTTCATTCTTGGGCTGAAACCGGATAATGTGATCCTTCTGTCAGGCACACCCACGGGCGGCAAGTATGAAAACCTGTGGAGCCAATGCCAACTGTTGGGGTGGAAGATTTCAAAAGAACTGTTCTGGAAGCAGTACATTCAAACGGAATGGGTTGAAACCGATGGATTTTGGCGGCAACAGATTACCGGCTATAAGAATGTTGACCGGCTGAAGATGAAGCTGGCTGAACATGGGGCCGTTTTCATGACTACCGAACAGGCCGGAATCAGCCTTCCAAAACGGAACTGGATCAAGGTCAAAACCCGCCCTTCACCCCTTTATTGGAAGTTCTGGAATGATCGCTATATTGCGATTGACAGCGCCAACCTTGGTGAATTTGAACTGGATGCGGATTTCTACGGTTCCAACGCCCATTGTGAACGGGAATTGATCGGTGATACCAGTTTGACCCGCCGCCTTTACGCCCGTCAGCTTTGCGGCCTATATAACCCGGCCCGTTATGAAGCCTTCCGGGATTTGGTGAACAGCACAGAAGATCGCTTGATTGTGTTCTATAACTTCACGGAAGAAATGGAACGCCTGAAGGGGATTGCCAAGGGCCTGAACCGGCCTGTGTCGGTTCTTTCCGGTGAAGAAAAGAACTTGGATGCTTACCGCTACCAGCACAACAGCATTACCTTCATTCAGTATCAGGCCGGTGCAATGGGCGGCAATTTCCAGCTTGCCAACAAAATCATTTACTTCAGCCTTCCCCAAGGTTCGGAATTGTGGGAGCAATCCCAAAAGCGTATTCACCGCCTTGGGCAAGAACGGCCCTGTTTCTATTACCTGATGATCTGTCCGGGAACGGTTGAAGAAGATATTCTTTCCACTTTGGAAATGAGAAAGGACTATACCGATGAACTATTCAGAAAGTATGAGCAAGCGGCAACAGCGCCGCAAAGCCCTTAACCAGCGGTTCAGGCGGATGTTCCTTGTGGCCCTTCTGATGGGCCTTGCAATGGGGTTTGTATTTGGGCGCTGTTCTGCTGTCAACAGTAAGGCCCCGGATGCCCTTATTGAATCGGATCAGCTTACCGCCGTGATCCCGGATGTGACCTTGGAGCCGGTGGAAACCCCGCTGGTGGAAGAACCCGCCGAACCTGAACCGGTGCTGTTGGGCAGTTTCAGAATTACCGCCTATTGTTCCTGTGAAAAGTGTTGCGGTGAATGGGCCAAGAACCGGCCCAACGGCATTGTGTATGGTGCCGCTGGTGTGGAACTGAAAGCCGGTGTTTCCTGTGCTTCCCCGCTTCCCTTGGGAACCGTGGTGGAAGTGGAAGGCTTGGGTGAATACATCGTTCAGGATCGCCCCGCCCAATGGGTGATTGATAAATACGGTGAAAACCAGATCGACATTTATTTTGACAACCATGAAGCCGCTTCCGCCTTCGGCCTGAAGCAGTTGAATGTTTATCTGAAAGGAGAACCCGAAAAATGATCAAATGTGAAAATGCTTGCCCCCGTGGAAAATTTGATGGGTGTTGCCACAAATGCCCGGATTTCCACACTTGTCCTGATTCCTGTCAGGAAAACCCGAACGCCTGTGGTTCGGCCACCTTCGATGAAGAAACGGCCCTTCAGGAGTTCAAGAACACCCAGCTTGCCACCTTGAACGCCATTGCTTCTCTGACCGCCCACAAGAAGGCCATTGAGGAACAGGAAAAGGAAATGAAGGCTAAGTTGTATGAAGCAATGGTGAAGTTCGGCGTGGATAAGTTTGAATCCGATGTTCTGAACCTTACCCTTGTGAAGCCCACCAATGCCACCAGCATTGATTCCACCAAGCTGAAGAAGAAATACCCGGGCATTGCTTCCGAGTGTTCCAAGACCACCGCCAAGGCCGGTTATGTGAAAATCACCCTGAAAGGGGATAAGTCATGAGTTGCCGGGGCTTTGAACCTGTTTGCACCAATAATGAACTTCGGGAGTATTTCAGCGCCAAGGGCCTGACCTATGACAGCGTTGATGAAGGTGATATTTTGATCCTTTGCATGATGCTTCAGAAGGAATTGAAGAAATCCAATAAGGCTGGTGAAACTTCCGTCACCATGACTTTAAGCAAACGGGTTGACATGAAGAAGGCCACCAACGGCCACATTACCGAGTGTTACATCTACATGAACGCCCACTATTTCACCCGGCGTGAATGTATCAGCTTCAACCGGGATGGGTGGATTGGCTTTGCTGGATGGGCCGATGATGGCAACACTAACCCGTTGCGCCGTGCCTTCCTTGCATGGTGTGACTATTTGGCGGAAGGCGGTGAAGCCGATGGAAAAGCAGATTGATATTTGCGCCACCTGTGTTCACGATGAACCCGGTTATTGTTCCGTCATTGGCACCATTCCCCATTGCTGTTCCCGCCATTGGCATTGTGAGCCGGGAAAAGCCGCAAAGGACTATGTTCCCAAACAGGAAGAAGGTGAAGCTGATGGCAAGGGATGAAGTATGGGATGCCCTGAAAAATCATGCCAAACAGGTTCATTCAGAACGGGTTGCAAAGAACCCCGACCGGATCGCCTATGCCATTCAGCAGTTTGAAGCCCACGGCATTGAATACCAACTGAAGAATGAGCAAACCGGACATTTCCATTGTTGGCGAAAGTCTGATGATAAACTGTTCCAATTCTACGCTGGAACGGGTAAAATTCAGGGCTTCACCCAAGTCAGAGGTATTCACAGCCTGATTCAGATGTTGGAGGGGTGAGCCGATGGCCGGTGAAAAGAACTTTGAAAACCGCCTGAAGAAGTGGTTGGAAAGTGAAGGGATTTATCCCTTGGGTGAACCAGTTGACCGCATGAGCGCCCCGCCCTGTGGCTTCTATGAAAAGCGTTGGGGTGGAAGCCGGTATGTGAAAAGCGGCCTTCCCGATATGCGGATCACCGTGAAGGGCATTGCCCTTGAAGTAGAGCTGAAGGCCACCGATGGAACCCCATCTGTGCTTCAGAAGCGTAATTTGGCCCAAATCAACGGTTCACAGGGGTTCGGGTTCATCCTTTACCCGGAAGGCTTTGAAGCCTTCAAGACTATTGTGAAAGGGGTGAAACAATGCGAGTTTCCCACAGCCGGGTTGAAGTCTTTGATAGATGCCCATACAAATACCGCTTGCGATATGTGGAAGGGATAGACACGATCCCGAACACGGACGCAGACAACGCCCTGATCCTTGGCACCGCCCTTCACACCGGCATTGAAGAAGGGGTTGAACAAGCCCTTGATTTCTACAAGAACAGCTTCCCGGTTCTGACGGATGATCACATTCATGAAATGATGAAGCTGGAAGCAATGATCCCCAAGGCAAAGGCCATGTTGCCACCGGGCGGAACCTTTGAATTGCCTATTGGGAACGCTGATTTCATCGGCTTCATGGATTATCTGGTTCCCGTGGGGAAGGGCCTGAAGCTGGATGGGCTGATCACCGGTGAAGATTTGGATGAATTTGAAGCGTTTGATCTGTACGATTTCAAGTATTCCAACAACGCTAAGAACTACGCCGTTTCCGGCCAGCTTCACGAATACAAGTATTGGTATGAACTGACCCATCCCGGCCACCGGATCAGAAATATGTATTTCCTGATTGTTCCCAAGCCCAAGATCAGGCAGAAAAGCACCGAAACCCTTTCCCAATTCCGTGACCGCTTGCAAGCGGCCTTGAAAGATGCTGAACCAACGCTGATGCCGGTTCAGTACAACCCCATGAAGATTGTGGATTTCCTGACCGATGTGAAGCACATGGTTGAAGCCACAGACTTTCCCAAGAACCCAAACCATTTTTGTGGATGGTGTGAGTATGAAGAATATTGTCAGAAAGGATGGGATTATATGTTACTTCCCAAGAATGAACGCCGTGATCTGAACGCCACCAAGAAGAAGGTTGTGTGGCTTTACGGCGCACCCTTCAGCGGCAAAACCTTCTTTGCCAATCAGTTCCCCGATCCCCTGATGTTGAACACGGATGGCAACATCAAGTTTGTGGATGCCCCCTATATCGCCATTCGTGACACCGTTACGGTGGAAGGCCGTATCACCAAGCGCAAGTTGGCCTATGAAGTGTTCATGGATGCCGTGGCCGAACTGGAAAAGAAACAGAACGATTTCCGAACCATCGTGGTTGACCTTCTGGAAGATGTTTATGAATCGTGCCGGGTTTACATCTGTGACCGTCAGGGCTGGAAGCATGAATCTGATGATTCCTTCCGTGCATGGGATATGGTCAGAAGTGAGTTCCTGAACACCCTGAAGCGGCTTGTGAATCTGGACTATGAAAACATCATCCTGATCAGCCATGAGGACAGAAGCCGTGACCTGACCCGTAAAGGGGGCGATAAGATCAGTTCCATCAAGCCGAACCTTCAGGATAAGGTGGCAAACAAGGTGGCCGGTATGGTTGATCTGGTGGCCCGTATCGTGGCGGACGATGATGAACGGGTGCTGTCTTTCAAGACTTCTGAAGTGATCTTCGGCGGTGGCCGTTTGACTGTCCGTGATAAGGAAATCCCGCTGACCTATGACGCTTTCTGTGAAGTCTACGAGGAAGCCAACCAGAAGGCCGCAGGAGCCGTGAAGCGTGGCGGCAATACCCCGGCTACCCCCGCACCTGAAACCACCGACACGCCCACCACAGCGCCCAGCAGAAGGGGCAGAAAGGCCAAGACTGAAACCCCGCCCCCGGCTGATAACTATGATCCGGCTGAAGATGCGGCAAAGGCGGCTTGTGGTGATCCTGATGGAACTTGGACACCGGGCGGCGGTGAAAAGGATGATTCTGTTCCTGTTGCTGAACCGGCCACCGGTGACACCCCGCCTTGGAACGATCTTCCCAAATGCCCGGACGGTGAACGCATTTTCAGACAGCACGATCAGAACCCGGAAATCCCCCTTTGTCCGTCCATTGACGCTGGCCACCGTTGCCACAAGGAAGGCGGCCCCGATGGTTGCCCCCTGTGGAATCGCCCCAAGGCACAGGCAGAGGAACCCGCACCCAAGACGGATGCTAACCCGCCCCGCCGTACCCGGAAGAAGCGTGAAGAATAATGGCTGATGTGCTGATGATTGCCGGGAAGCCTGAAACCATTTTCAAGGCCCGTGATTTTGAATATCTGGTTGAAAAGCACATGGGCTATGAAGCGGCCAAGTATTTCCGGGAATACGCTGAAAAGGCTGATGAAGAAGTCAGATCGGCCAAGGCCGGTGAGAACACAGACCTTGCTTCCTATGAAGCTGACCTTGAAAGCAATCACAGAGCCTTTCAGGACATTCAGACGGAAGGCGCAGTTATCACGGGTGTTCTTCAAGAAAAACGGATAAACCGTGAGAAGATCGCCCATGCAGTCAGGGAAATTGGAAAGATAATTTCCAACCAAATATAAGGAGGAACCCAAAATGAAAAACGATGCCCTGAACCATTTCAAAGAGGAAATGAACAAGCGTGGCCTGTTCCGCAAGATTCAGGTGTGCGCCAACCTAATCCCCCCCCCGCCCGGTGCTGATGGTGAAGCCCTGATCGAACTTCATCGTTCCGCCGCCAAGATCGCCATTCGGAATTACGCTGAACATCATGAAGATTTTTGTGATGTGATGGCGGATGCGGCCCTTGATCATCTGCTGAACACCGTTCTTCCTGATGATCTGTTCATTCCTGATGGTGGTTTTTCCCCTACGAAAGAAGAAGTTGACAACATGAACAGGGCCAAGGAAACGGCTGACAAAGCGGCCAAGGTGCTTGATACCCTGTTTGGTGGGTTGGCTGATCTTCTGAAAACCATTTAATAAATACATTTTTTGGAGGTAAAAAACTATGGCTATTGATTTTGACAAGATTGATCGTTCTGTTGATCTGAAGGGCCTTCAGGCTGATGTGGAGGATGCCAAGAAGAACGGCGGCGGTGATTTCCCCACCATCCCCGCTGGCAAGTATGAAGTGAAGCTGGAAAGCATGGAGATCAAAGGCACCAAGGCCGATCCCAACCGCCCCATGCTGGCCGTGTCCTTCAAAATCCTGTCCGGTGAGTTCAAGAACCAGCGCCTTTTCATGAACCGTGTCCTTTACGGCACCAAGAATGACAAGAACATGATCGCTTCTGCTATGGGCTTCCTTGAAAAGCTGGATTCCGGTGTTCCTGTCAGCTTCACCAGCTACAAGCAGTTTGCCCAGCTTGTTCTTGATGTGGCGGAAGCTATTGATGGAACTTTGGAATATGCGGTGGACTACGATGATTCCCGCTTCAATTCCATCACCGTTGAAGAAGTTTTCGAGGTTGAAAACTGACCCAAAATTTTTTACAATGATTGTAGGCAAATAGTCTACCGGAAAGCAACTGTTGTCTACTTGAAAATTCACTTTCAAGCCGGGGCGAAAGCCCCGGAATGGCCCCAAGTGAAAGCCTTCCCGTGGCGGGGCTGATAAGGCGGAAACGCTGACCGATTTCACGAAAGCTGAAAGGATGTGAGTTGATGATCTTCTATGATTTTGAGGTTTTCCGGTATGACTGGCTGGTTGTCCTGATCGACCTGAACGCCCGAAAAGAAACCGTGATTATCAACGATCCCGACAAGCTGAAACGCTTCTATGAGGAACACAAGGGTGTGATTTGGGCCGGTTATAATTCCCGGAACTATGATCAGTACATCCTGAAGGCCATTCTGTGTGGGTTTGATCCAAAGCCTGTGAATGATTGGATCATTGCAGAAAATAAACCCGGTTACAGATATTCAAGCCTGTTCAGGGAATACCCGCTGATCAATTATGATGTGATGCCGAACCCGCCAATCAGCCTGAAGGCGCTGGAAGCGTTCATGGGCCATTCCATTAAAGAAACTTCTGTTCCCTTCGACATTGACCGGCCTTTGACTGAAGCAGAGTTGGCCGAAACGGTCAAATATTGCCGCCATGATGTGGAACAGACGGTGGAAGTGTGGTTACGGCGGAAGGAAGATGAATTTGATGCCCAAATGTCACTTGTGAAGGCGTTTCACCTTCCCATTTCTGACATTGGCCGCACCAAAGCACAGCTTTCCGCCAAAATCCTTGGGGCCGTTCAAAGGGAACACAATGATGAATTTGAAATTGAGTTCCCGCCCAGCTTGCGGATCGAAAAATACACGGAAGTTTTGAATTGGTACAAGAACCCCTTGAACCGTGATTATTCCAAAACCCTTGAACTGGATGTGGCCGGGGTTCCCCATGTGTTCGCTTGGGGTGGCCTTCACGGGGCCATTCCCAAATATCACGGGGAAGGTTGGTTTGTCAATGTGGATGTGGCTTCCTATTACCCGTCTTTGATGCTGGTTTATAAGTGGCTTTCCCGTAATGTTCACGATCCTTCCAAGTATGCGGAAATCTATCACACCCGCCTGAAGCTGAAGGCGGAGAAGAACCCCATGCAACAGCCTTACAAGATTGTTCTGAACAGCACCTATGGCGCTATGAAGGATAAGCACAATGCCATGTATGACCCCCGGCAAGCCAACAATGTTTGTGTGGGCGGTCAGCTTCTTCTTCTGGATTTGATTGAACGGCTGGAAGATCATTGTGAAATCATCCAGAGCAACACAGATGGTATTTTGGTCAAACTTCGCCGGTATGAAGATTTTGAAATGCTGGACGATCTGTGTTGGGAGTGGGAGCAAAGAACCGGGATGCGCCTTGAATTTGATGAATTTCAAAAGGTGTATCAGAAGGATGTGAACAATTACATCATAGTTCCTTCCGGGCCGCTTCGTGATGAAAAAGGGAAACCCCGCTGGAAGTGCAAGGGTGCCTATGTCAAAAAGCTGTCTGATCTGGATTATGACCTTCCCATTGTCAACCGGGCCATTGTGAACTATTTCCTTCAGGGGATCAGCCCGGAAACAACCATCATGGAATGTTCCAATCTTCGAGATTTTCAGAAGGTTGTGAAGGTGTCCAGCAAGTACAAATATGCCCTTTATTCCCCGGTGATTACGGAAGCCAAGATCAGGGATGAAAAAGGCCGTTCTAAGAAAATCACCCGCTTCAGCGGCGGTGAGGTTCAGACGGATAAAACCTTCCGGGTGTTCGCTTCCAAGGATCAGAGCAAGGGCGGAATCTTCAAGGTTTCCGGGAAAATCGTCAAGGGCCGGGAAAAGAACCCTGAAAAGTTCGGCAACACCCCGGATCATTGTTTCTTCATCAATGATGATGTGACCAACCTTCCTATCCCGGATGAACTGGACAAACAATATTACATTGATGTTGCTTGGGATCGGTTGAAAGATTTCGGGGTGGAGCGATGAACAATAAAACCTTTCGGGGGGGGGAGCGTTGAAGCATGGAACTGTTTAGGGGCTATGTGCCTACCAGAAACAAACAATGCCTTGAAAAGTTCAAAGGCGTTGAAAAACTGAAAACCCGTTCAGAAGTCCAAGACCTTGATGAATACGCCGGTATTCTTGGGGAAGAAACCATCCTGATTGATGTGGACGATGCGGAAACATCTGAACTTTTGTTCAGAATTGTTCAAGATTTAGAACTGAAGTGCAGAGTGTACGCCACCACACGGGGAAAACACTTCTTGTTCAAGAACTGTGGTGTTAAAAAAAGCTGGACGAAATGCACCTTGGCCGTGGGTATCACCACGGATGGAAAGGTTGGAGCCAATAACAGCTATGAAATCTTGAAGTCCGGTGGCGTGGAACGGCCCATTCTGTATGACTTCCCTGAAGGGGAGATTCAGGAACTTCCCAAGTGGCTGACCCCAGTAAAAAGCAACTATGATTTCCCGAACCTTGGGGAAGGTGATGGGCGGAACCAAACCTTGTTCAACTACATTCTGACCCTTCAGAGTGACGATTTCACCAAGGAAGAAGCCCGTGAATGTATCAGGCTGATTAACCGTTATGTGCTGAAGAAGCCCCTTTCCGACAAGGAACTTGATGTGATCCTTCGGGATGATGCCTTCAAGAAAACATCCTTCTTCCGGGATAAAACCTTCCTGTTTGACAAGTTCGCCACCTACCTAAAGAACAACAACCATATTGTGAAGATCAATAACCAGCTTCACATTTACAAGGATGGTATCTATGTTTCCGGTGCCGGTGAAATTGAAGGGGCCATGATCAAGCTGATCAGCAATCTGAAACGGGCGTGGCGTTCGGAAGTCCTGTCCTATTTGGAAATCATGATTGAGGAAAACACCAAGGCCACCAACCCGAATATCATTGCTTTCAGCAACGGCCTTTACAATATCCGGGATGGTTCCTTCAAAGAGTTCACCCCGGATGTGGTCATTACAAACAAAATCCCGTGGCCGTACAACCCCGCCGCCCATGATGATCTGTTGGATCATACCCTGAACCGGCTGGCCTGTGATGATCCTGAAGTTCGGGCCTTGCTGGAAGAAATGGTGGGCTATTGTATGTACCGCCGCAACGAACTTGGCAAAGCCTTCATCCTGATTGGCGATAAGAGCAACGGCAAATCCACCTTCCTTCATGTGGTGAAGAACCTTCTTGGAGATCAGAACATTGCTTCCCTTGACCTGAAGGAATTAGGTGATAGGTTCAAAACCGCTGAACTGTTCGGCAAGCTGGCAAACATCGGTGATGATATTGGTGATGAATTTATTGCCAATGCTTCCGTGTTCAAGAAGCTGGTCACGGGTGATCGGGTGAATGTGGAGCGTAAAGGCCAAGATCCATTTGAGTTCAACAATTATTCCAAGTTCCTGTTCAGCGCCAACAATATTCCCCGTATCAAGGACAAAACCGGAGCCGTTCAGCGGCGTTTGGTGATCGTTCCCTTCGATGCCAAGTTCACCCCCAATGATGCAGACTTCCGCCCATTCATCAAGGATGAACTGTGTGAACAGGGTTCAATGGAATATCTGGCCTTGCTTGGCCTTCAGGGGTTGAAGCGGGTTCTTGGGAACGCACAGTTCACCACTTCCAGCAGAGTTCAGGGGCAGTTGGACGAGTATGAGGAAAACAACAACCCCATTATTGGGTTCATCAATGAAGTGGGCCTTGACGGGATTGAAAATGAAGCCACCGATTCCGTGTATCGCCGGTATAAGGAATATTGCATTGCAAACAACTTCCAAGCCCTTTCCAAGATTGAGTTTTCCCGGCAGATCACAAAACGCTGTGGCTTCACAACGGTTCCCAAGTGGATCAGAAACCGGAAAACCCGTGTATTTGTGAAAGGCGGTGACACAGAATGAGTGGTTCCAAGAAGGTGTTCACCACTTTGGGCAGTTCCAACCATGTTCCTGAAGAACGAGAAGCATTTGATTACTACGCCACCGATCCAAGGGCCGTGGAAATGCTTCTGGAACTGGAACAGTTTTCCCCGGTCATTTGGGAACCGGCCTGTGGGGAAGGCCATATTTCCAAGGTGCTTCAGGCCCACGGTTATGAAGTCATTTCAACTGATCTGATTTACCGGGGCTTCGGTGATCCTGAACCGTTGGATTTCCTGAAGGAAACGCTGGACGATTTTGAAGGCGATATAATCACAAACCCGCCATATTCAATGGGGCTTGAATTTGTTCAAAGGGCGCTTGAAAGCGTCCGCCCCGGTGGGAAAGTGGCTATGTTCCTGAAGGTTCAGTTCTTGGAGGGGCAAAAACGGGGTGAGTTCTTCAGGCATACCCCCCCCCCAGTTGAACCATT